AATAAGAATATTCACAAGGATGTGGTTGGATACTTGTCGTTCGCTAAACAGGATATCTACAATCTTGATTCTAAGTCAAGCAGCCGCGCTTTCCCTACCCCGCGTAGCTGGTGCTTTGTGAGCGATCTGCTGAATGATGACGACACGGATGCCGATACCCTGTTCAATCTCGTAGCAGGTGCAGTTGGCGAGGGACTTGCTGTTAAGTTTATGGCTCACCGCAAAGTCTCGGGTCGTATGCCTGAACCCAGCGACATTCTTGCAGGGAAAGTCAAGGACCTCGCAGTCAAGGAAATCTCGGCGATGTATTCTCTGACAATTTCAATGTGTTATGAGTTGAAGGATGCATTGGATAACAAGCGGGTCAATAACAAGCAATTCCACGAAATGGCTGATAATTTCTTCAGCTACATCATGGCTAACTTTGAGACTGAATTGGTTGTTATGGGCGCCAAAATCGCGCTGAAAACATACAAGCTGCCCATTGAGCCCTCGCAGTTGAAGAATTTTGACGAGTTCCACAAAAAGTTTGGCAAATACATCGTTGAAGCTGGTAACTGATCGTCTCGGTTGCGAGTAAACGCTATTTGTGCTATACTACAGCATACATTTTAATAAAGGACCTAATATGAGTGCAGTACTCTCTCCCACTAAGAAAAGCAAGCGTAGTGATAAATTCGACAAACTGATCGGCCCGACTGATCCCAAGATCGACAATCAAGCCCGCGAGCGACTGGTTACTGCCCGTATTGGTCTTTTGTTGCGTCATTCATTCTTTGGTAATCTTGCTACTAGGCTGCAATTGGTTAACGCGGACGAATGGTGTTCTACTGCTGGCACAGATGGACTGAAATTCTATTACAACAGCCGCTTTGTTATGATGTTAAAACCCAAAGAAGTAGAATTTCTGGTTGGCCACGAAGTGTTGCACGTAGTGTATGATCACATGGGACGCCGGGGTGATCGTGATCCGCAGATTTGGAACATTGCTGATGACTATGCAGTCAATGCCGATTTGAAACGGCATAAAGTCGGGGAATTCATCAAGACAGTGCCCTGTTTGTATGAAGCAAAATATGACGGCAAAGCTGCTGAGGAAATCTATGATGACTTGATGAAAAATGTCAAGACTATCTCTATTGCGGACCTAGTCAACCAGATGATCGATGATCATATGGAAGAGGACGATGAAGGATCTGATGGTGGGGGTGGTCGGGACGGTGAAGGGGAACCCGGCAAAGGCGGTGGTGGTGGTGGGGATGGGGACGGAGAACAAGGCAATCGAGGTCGCCGGCGTCCCAAAGTATCTAATGAAGAACGTGAGCGGATTCGGCAAGAAGTTAAGCAGGCTATTTTGAATGCTGCTGGCGGCGCTGAAGCCGGAACAGTGCCCGCTAATGTCGAGAGATTGATTAAGGCTCACACTAATCCAATCATGCCATGGCGTGAATTGATTCAATCAAATTTGACTAGTTCTATCCGCAGTGACTTTTCTTGGATGCGGCCCTCGCGCAAGGGATGGCATATTGATGCTATCATGCCCGGTATGACGCCCGGTGAAGAAATCGAAGTGACGATAGCGATTGATATGTCAGGTAGTATTTCTGACAAGCAAGCGGGGCAGTTCTTAGCTGAAACAGCGGGAATGATGGATGCGTTCGATGGATATAAAATTCATATCTTTTGCTTTGACACTGAAATATACAACCCAGCCGACTTTACTAGTGAAAACTTGGACCTGATTGACGATTACAAGCCGGTGGGTGGTGGTGGCACTGATTTTGAGGCTATCTTTGACTATCTTAAAGAAAACGCAATGTCGCCAAAACGCCTTATCGTATTCACTGACGGATATCCCTGTGGATCGTGGGGTGACGCTGACTATTGCGACACTACTTGGATCATTCACGGTGACAAGGATCCCAGTCCCCCGTTTGGGACTTTTGCTATCTATGATGAGAAATAATAAACAGTGTGGCACTTACAACGTCAATTGAAGAAATAATCATTTACGAAAGCCCGGACGGCGGAAAGACGGTCTATGCTCGTAAGAGCGGCCAGAAGGAACGTACATTAGTTACCGAGAACGCCCTAGAGCATTGGAACAGTCAATGGTTGGTTTGGAGAGAAATATTAAAGCTCTCCTATACTGAACCAACCTTGGCTGATGCTATTAATAAGGCAGAAATGATATATACTCTTATCAACACCAAAGATAATTAACGGTATGGATGTATTAAACATAGACCCGATAAATTGGTTCTCTAACCGTGAAATCAATAGTAACCCTAAACATTTTGTAATAGCTCAAGCTATGTTAAGCGAGGAAGCTAGAATGTGGGTTATGGATAAATTGAAAGGTAGGTTTACTATTTTACCTGTAACCGCAACTGGAGGCGACGGGTGGGATAACATGTATACCATGCGTTCATTAGTTTCATTTGAAGACCCAAGCGAAGCGGTATTGTATGAACTTACATGGTCTTGAGTAAATAAATTTGTAGAGATACAAATCATATTAAATATTAACAACACAAGGAGATAATTTATGGCCCAATTTACAAGACACGTAGGTAAGCACGGAGACCGCAAGGTTGCAATCATTTTCCGTGAAGTGCCGGGCGAACCGCATATGTGCTTAGTCACACATACTGAGTTGTTGAATAAGAACATTCACGATCCACTAATCAAGTGTATTGAGAGTGACATAGGACAAACCAGTGAGAATTTAGCCGATGCACTGAATAGGTCATATACGCAAGATGGTAAGCCCATTCTTCAAACGCTACACGTTGAGGGCCAGATCAAAAAGGTTCAAACATCACAAATTATAATGACACCGGCACCCAATACAAAAATCAAGCTTGAGGATCTAAACAAGATTCTCAATGAAATGAAGTTGGGAGAAGAAGCAGTTAAGAAGCTTGCTGAAATGGATAGCAGTTTGGGAATGCAAGTGCCCGCAGATGTGGCTCGTAGAATGCGAGGTCAGAAACCTCTAGAATCGTCACCAGATGGTGTGCTAGGAGATTCTGCTTTAGCAGCACAGCGTAGGCAACAAGCTGAAAAAATGAAACTCGAGGCTAATGGTCTGATAGTAGAAGCTGATCGGTTGTTGCAAGAAGCCAAACAGTTAGATCCAGCACCCGCTAAGAAGATTACTAAATCAGTAAAATCGGCAGTGGATACTATTCCTAAAATAAGAAAAACACGTGCTAAAGTAGCAGTATAATGTCACCTGAATTCATTGAGAAATGGGAGCATATCCTTGAAGATGTAGAAAAACAAAAAATACCAGTTCAGTTTATTAAAAAGTTAGTTATCAAGTTAGCCGGTAAAAAACAACAAACGATAAACATTGAAAAGTTTTTGCTTCAAGGCCTAGATCCTGATCAAGTTGAAGAAGCGGTAAGTAGAAAACTTCAAGAACTGGATAATATTATCTCAAGCGTAGAATTTGTATTGAATGTTCAGAGCATCGCTGATACTGTTCAGCCGGAAACTGACCGTTTACTGAATAAACTATGAAACTAATAGTAGCATCTGATCCCGATGGTGGGATAGGCTACAACAACAAATTGCCTTGGAGTAGAATCCAAGGCGATTTGCCGAGATTTAAAAAATTAACATCCGGTAAAATAGTTGTTATGGGCCGTAATACTTGGGATAGCCTCCCCGTAAAACCACTACCTAATAGAACAAACTATGTTGTAACTTCCAATCCCCACTCTCTTCCACACATTCCGGGGTTGTATGGTATCACAGACCTAAACACTCTGGCACATTTTAATGACGCTGCTTGTATTATTGGTGGCGCGAGACTTATCAACTCAGTGTGGCATCTTATCACATCAGTAAATCTTTCTCGCACCTTTACCAAATATACTTGCGATACTTTCATTGACCTGTTACAATTGCCTAAAGAGTTTTCTCTAACATATGAGGAAGTTAATCCCGGCTACACATATGAAATTTGGAATAGAAAATGAAACAATACCTCGACCTTCTGCAAGATATTTTAGATAACGGTGAAATTAAAGATGACCGCACCGGAGTGGGCACCCTCTCTGTTTTTGCACGCCAACTACGATTTGATCTCAGGAAAGGCTTTCCCGCAGTAACTACAAAAAAGTTAGCGTGGAAAGCAGTCGTGGGTGAACTGCTATGGTTCATTGAAGGGTCATCTTCAGAGCGTAGATTGGCAGAAATCACACACGGTGATAGAAACGGTACTGTGACAATTTGGACTCCCAATGCACTGTCACCTTATTGGAAACCCAAAGCACAATTTGATGGCGATTTGGGAAGAGTATACGGTGTTCAATGGCGACATTGGCGCGGCGTAAAAGTAGTTCATCACCCTGAAATGGCGGCTAGCTTTAATGTAACTAGTGAGGTTGACCAATTGGCGAAACTCATAGAAGGACTGAAACAAGATCCTAATGGGCGCAGGCACATTTTAAGTGCTTGGAATGTGGGCGAGCTAGACCAAATGGCATTGCCACCTTGTCACGTTATGAGCCAATTTTATGTTAACAAAAACAAAGAACTAAGTTGCCATATGTACCAGCGTAGTGTAGATATGGCACTTGGAATCCCGTTTAATATCGCTAGCTATGCGTTGCTAACACATCTTATCGCGCAGTGCTGTGGGTTAACTGTTGGTGAATTGGTTATCAGTACCGGCGACACCCATATCTACACCGACCACATTGACTCTATCAAAGAACAATTGAAAAGAGACACGCTGCCCGCGCCCACACTTTGGTTGAACCCCGACACAACGGACATTGACAAGGTTACGATAGATGATGTAAAATTAGTCGGGTATCAATCGCACCCTCCCATAAAGATGAATATGGCAGTTTAGCGGGATGAAGGATTTTTTCACACAGTTGCGAAATCGTTACAATTCATTTTCTAAAAAGAATACTAATATGAAAATAATTGAATGTGTTGTTCATCGATTTACAATGGGTGATGTGGAAGATCCGGATTTGTTCGCGGCAGAACCATTATGGAATTGGCAAGAGAGCGAACCTGGGAAATTCGTAATGACCCACGCAGTCGAAGTCCCAAGTTGGCATAGATCACCGGATATGCATTATGGATATCATTATAGTATAAGAGCAAAACTTACAGAAGTAGATTACACCTATTGGAAATTAAAGTATGACTAAAATTTTAGTAACCGGCGGCTTGGGATTAATTGGACACAATGTAGTTAGCAAGTTAGAAGAGTTAGGACACGATGTTGTCATTACGGACACTCGAACCAACTATGGAATTATCCCTCAAGCTGAGATTGATTATCTGATGGAAGAACGGCTTAAGAAGATTTGTACTGATCAGATATCTAATATTGATATCAGCAATGCGGATAGTATCAACTGGTTAGTTAAAAAACACAAGCCAGAAATTATTATTCATTTGGCAAGTTTCCCCCGTCAGAAAGTAGTCAACGCTAATCCTACACTTGGCGCCAGGACAATGATAGAAGGTTTGCTTAACTTGTGCGAAGTAGCAAAAGCGCATCAGGTGCGTAAGTTTGTTTACATCAGTAGCAGTATGGTCTATGGCGATTTCCACGATGATGTAAACGAAGAATATGATTGTAAGCCACAAGGTCAGTATGGAATTATGAAACTGGCCGGAGAACATTTGGTCAAAGATTACAGCCGCCGCAATTGCTTTACTCATACTATCATTCGTCCTAGCGCAGTGTATGGCCCACTAGATGTTGAAGATAGAGTTATTGCTAAATTTATGTTAACTGCCATGCGTGGCGGGGTTCTTAAGGTCAACGGTGCATATGAAACCCTAGATTTTACCTATGTAGAAGACGCGGCAATCGGTATCGTGGCAGCATCACTGTCTAACAACACACCCAACAAAACATACAATATCACCAAGAGCCGCAGTCGTACCTTACTTGATGCTGCTAATTTAGCAGTGAAATATGCTGGCAAGGGAACGATTGAAGTAAAAAACAAAGATGTTGATTTCCCAAGTCGCGGGGCATTGAACATTGATGCTGCACGTAGAGATTTCGGATATAATCCCCAAATAGACGTAGAAGAAGGATTTGAAAAATATTATGGTTGGTTATCAAATTCCCCATTTTGGGCTAGCAAAACAATACAAAAATCTTAAAGATGAATTGCTTGACGCAACGCATAATGCTCTCAAAGACGGTCAACTAGTCGGGGGTCGTTATACCCTCGAGTTTGAAGCTTGGCTAAGGGAAAGAACTAAGACAAAATATGCCGTTACGGTTCATAGTGGCACACAAGCACTAGAGATTATCGCAGACTATAAGAAGTCAACGCATATACCGGTTATTAATGGAACACCCACGATTCGTGTACCCAATCTAACTTACCCAGCCACACTAAATGCTTTTTTAAAAACAGGGTGGAATGTTGAGTTAGCAGATACCGACAAGTACGGCATACTATCACGTAATGGACCAATAGCTAATGCGTACCAATGCTTGGTTGGTCTTTATGGTGCGCAACCTTGGGATGACACCATGCTAGCACACAATAACGGAGTAATCGTTGATGGGGCACAGCATTGGTTAGTTGCTAATGGGCAGGTTGGTGCTGGGATGTCTATCAGTTTTGACCCTACAAAAAATCTCCCATCGTCAGGTAACGGTGGCGCCATTGTAACAAACGATCAAGGACTGTACTTACACGCAGCTTCATATAAAGACAACTGTAAGCCATACTTCCACGCGTCGGGATCAAACTCAAAAATGAGTGAACAGGACTGCGCCCAAATACTTGTCAGAACCAAATACATTGGTCAATGGCAACAGCGCAGACGCGATATAGCAAATTATTGGTGCGCCGCCTTCGAAGACCTTCCCCTAAGATGTTTGTCAGCTGGATCGAACTCTCACGCCCATCAGAAATTTGTAGTCTATCTTGAGGATAGAAACTCTTTACACACACATTTACTAGTTAATGGGATTGATAGTAAAGTGCATTATGAATATGTATTAGGTGATCTACCAATAGCTAAACCCTTAGTTAAACCAGACTTATTGGGTATTAGTATAATGTTAAGTCGAGGTGTATTGAGCTTGCCAATGTACCCCGAACTAACAGATCAAGAAGTTGAATATATTGCCGAGCGCGTACTAGACTTTTATAAATAACTAATGAAGTTATTTCCCATAAAAGTAGAAAAAGCCATTGCGACAGATCAAAAATTCATTGAATGGAAAATACACAATGTGTGTAACCACGATTGTAGTTTTTGCGGGTCTCGACACAAAGACGGAAGCCAACGGTGGTTCAGTTTAGAAAAATACAAAGAATATGCCGATAAGTTGGTAGCAGCCTGTGATGGATCTCCGTTTTGGATACAAATTACCGGCGGAGAACCAACACTGTATCCCGAGTTGCTCCCGTTGCTTCAGTATATGAAAGAAAAGGGGGCAATGATAAGCCTAATATCAAATGGTTCTAGAACATTGCGGTGGTGGAAAGAGCTACAAGAAGCAAACGTATTGGATTATTTGTTCATAACCTACCACAGTGAACAAACGAATGATTATCAACATATTACTAAGGTACTAAACTTATTCCACAATGCTGCATTGGAAGTAGTTTGTTTGATAACCCACTCGTTAAATAGTTTAGATCGGGCGTTTGAAGCGAGAGAGTATATAGTTGCGAACACCGGCGCGGTCATAACATTAAAGTCTATGGTTTTTAACTTTGACATATATGAATTTTACACCGCAGATCAACTAGCTAGTTTAAAAAAACACGGATGGGAGTACGGGGCCCTACGGGAGACTAAAGGTAAATCGACACTACTTGCTCATCACCGAATAAACCACACACTTAAAATCACCTATAACAAGAATTTTTCAACAAACATCGATCCTCAATTATTGATGAAAAAGCAACAGAATAAATTCTTAAATTGGGACTGTGCTATAGGCGGCAGTAATATGAGAGTAGATCACGATGTCATTTATCGAGGCGTATGTGAGGTTGGTGGCGAAAGGCATCTTGATGATGCGGTGATTGAATTTACGAATGATTACATACCTTGTACTAGCCCGCAGTGCTTTTGTGGTACGGACATGGTCGCGCCAAAAATATTACCCAAACATCTGTACCCATCCGACTAAATATAAGATGTGGATCTTATCTATTCTTCCCGTAGCAAGCATTCATTTGCTGTTGATATGTGGTGTATTGGGGACAATTGCAGGATTCGTCTTGGGATTTATCCCATTAATTAATAAGTACCGATTGCCGATACAGATACTAGGTGTGCTGATGCTATCGTTAGCTGTTTACTTAGAGGGCGGCTTGGCTAATGATGCTGAATGGCAACTTAAAGTCAAAGAAATGGAAGCTAAGGTTGCAGAAGCGAAAGCCCAATCCCTGCAGGTTAATACAACGGTAGTCACTAAAATATTGACTAAACGGCAAATAATAAAAGAAAAAGGTGACGAGATTAGAACCTATATTGATCGGGAGGTAGTAAAGTATGATACCACTTGTCCTATACCCGAGGTAGTAATCAATGCACATAATGCGGCTGCACAGCCACCCATGGCGCCCAAAAAATGAAAAATATACTTATATTTTGTGCAGTATTATTAACGGGATGTTCTACGGTAGTGCCAGTTAAATATAACTTTCCTATAGTTCCTGAGGTATTACTAGAGAAATGTGAAGTGTTAGACACTATGGAAAAGCCAACAAGTGTTCTTAGTGAGTTAATGAAGACCGTAACCAATAACTATAGGAAATATTATTCTTGTGTTGCGTTAGTTGAATCGTGGCAGGAATGGTATGATGCTCAAAAGAAAATAGCTGAAACTGCAAACTCAAAGTAACTGATAAATATACTATAACTTTTAAATTATCAGATGCCAAAAAAACCCATTGTTACTGTTAAGACACCGGCCACTTCAACTGATCCTCGCCGCGCCATCCGTCCCACAGTAAATAATGCCATTACCAATGTAGAAATAGCTAATGTAGAGCTGGTTGACCCCTTTCAAGTACCTCCTGAAGCTATCGCTAACACAATAGTTGCGAATGTTACTACGAATAATTTTTCAAATTCGGTTAATATACAGACAAATAACATTTATATAAATTCATCTCCGCCGGGTGTAGCATATGCTATAGCGCCCGGTACTCCTGAGATTGTTAATGTTATTCATCCACTTCCCACAGTAGATAACGCTATAGTATCTACTAGCAAGGCTGCTGTATTGGTTAATAAAACAGTAGTTCATACTATTGAGCCAACTGTTACCACAGTGACGCCTACTGCTATTACTAGTGGCCCATATGGAAATCAAGAATACATCAATATTGGTGCTGTCCCCAATGATGGCACCGGCGATCCATTACGAGTTGCGTTCAGTAAGATCAATAATAATTTTTCAAATTTATTTTCTACTACATTCAACACAACTGTTTCTTATACGGCAGATAATGTTGCCGACCAAGTTATATTTGAAGTGCCGATTACTGAGTTTACTCAGGGTACCTTTCAAATTAGGTCTAGCGATATCGAAACTGTCGATAGCCAGAGCGTAACTATTTCAGCACAGATAACTAATAACAGTGACGATGTAAAATACACAGCATACGGTACTATGTTTTCGGGCAATGTACTCACGCGATATAATATGGATGTGTTTTCATCTAATGTGCGACTAATGGTAAGTCCAATAGTAAATCACGTTCTGTTACACTTTATATCCTCACAGATTACATATATAGATCAAGGTAATGTTTCCCCACCGTATATAGGATTAGACGGTTATCCAGTTGGATCGGTTTTGGGGACTGAAGATGGATTAATACTTACAATAGAGCCTATATGAGAGCAAAAGAATTTATTACTGAAGCAACAGTTACCCCATTAACCAGTGACATTGCCCTCGCTTTGCCGGCGGTTTATACTATTGGTGCATTGCCAAATAGTGATTTTTATAAACAATATCGATTTGGTGTAGCAATGGCAGGCGCCAAAGGTGCTAGAACCCGTGCCAATCAAGATGATAAGATTGCACCATATGCCGCCTCTACCGAGTGGGGTGAGAATATGGTTGTAACCGATCATATGGACCCTGAACTAGTTGATGACATTGATTATGCATTACGTGAATTAGGTCTTGATAGCAATAATAAAAAACTAATTAGTACCCGCGCTAGTGAAGAAGGCACAACTGTAGATAAAAATAGCCCGATTAAGGCCTTTAAAGGATATCCTAGATGAGAGCAAGTGAATTTATATCTGAATCTAAAGTTGGTCAAATATCTAAACGGCATCAACAATCTACCCGTGGGTTAAATATTTTTTCAAAGAAAATAGACAGTTATGATAGACTATATGATTTAAATCGTTTAATGATGGCTGTAGCTTGTAGTGATGGAATAAACCCAATAGAGATGAATGCTGAAAGTTGGGTAGGTAAACACAATACTGCACAACCCTACACTAAAGAAGAACAAGATATGTTAAAATTAGCATATAAAGCTGCCGGGTTAGAGTATAAAGATTTAAATAATGGTGATATGGATAGCGAAGAATTGCCCAATACAAATACCCAAAGTATAGTTAAACCATTTAAAGGTTATAAAAGAAAATAAGATTGAGTTATTAAAATTTTCGTAATCGAGTGTTGCATCATAAATATTCGTATGATTGATATAAATAACATCTTCGACTCCGTCAAGTTAAAATTCTATTACGAATATTTGGTTAATTGTCACGTGTATGATGAGGGCGATAGCCCAATGCATAAGACGCTCACCGAATCAGTAGTAGCCAAGTACATTG